GTGCGGGGGGACGGCACCGCCGAGGATGCGCCCTTTCCAGTTGCCGTCGAATATTACCCTTGAAGCGTGGAAAGCGCTGGTGCTACAGCTTGACCCGGATAATGATGAAGCTGAGCAACTAGCACGAATGGCAATCGAGCGACGCACCGAGCGACAGATGGCGCAAAGTCTAGAGGACTGGCTGAGAAGCGTTCTAAGCGGCATTAGTGAGGCAGAGGTACAAACTATTGCCTACCGGCTGAGAAGCGGCTCTATGCGATTCAGGGACGTGCTACAGCGGGCACTAATAGATAGCGTCGATTTGGGTGTGAGCGTGACGGTAAACCAGTTTGAAAACATCGGGTTTGGTTTTGATTACACGTTGGCCAACGCAGACGCCAGAGAATGGGCCAGGCGTTACACCGATGAGGTGATGGAGCAACTAAACGTCACGAATGACCGCATAGTGGGCGAGGCTGTAGCCAGGTGGGTAGAGAATGGCGAACCATTGCAAGCGCTTGAAGATGACCTAGCTCGACACTTTAACCGGCAGCGGGCGCGCAGAATTGCCGCAACGGAAACGACCAGAGCATACGCAGAAGGTAACCGGGCAGCGTTTCAAGAAAGTGGCGTGGTAGATGAGGTGCAGTGGAGAACGGCAAACGATGAACGGGTATGCCCCATTTGTGGCCCATTGCACGACCAGCGGGCGCCGGTAAATGGAGCGTTTGACAATGGCCTATTTCCGCCAGCGCACCCAAATTGTAGGTGCTGGGTTGTGCCGGTAATCGATAAATAATGGCAACCATCACGATCAAAGGCGTTAACAAACTACAACGCAAGCTGGGCAAGGTCGCCAGCATTAATGTATTGAGAGACCCGATGGAGCGTAGTGTCAAACGTATACAGCGTGACATGGCCGACTATCCTCCACAACGGGCAGGATCACGCTACATTCGGGGATACGGCATGGAAGGCGGGCCGCGCACGTCAGAGCGGCTTGGCCAGAAATGGACAACCAGAGTGCGGCGCAGCGGTAACGGTTTGATCGGTAAGGTGGGCAATAAAGTATCATATGCCCCTTGGGTACAGTCCGAACGCTTCCAAGCATGGATGCACCGGGGACGCTGGCAGACTGACCAACAAGTTGTAAACCGCAACCGCAAGGCTATCGTGGACGATTTCCAGCGGGCAATAGACAGGGCATTATCCGAATGAACGCATATAAAATCGTAGCACTAAAGGTTGGCGATGAGTGGGTGTTGGACGTGCTTGGCGTACCGTTTCACAGCGTGGACAGTGACGGCGAATATTTCACCGAACGCACGCAGACGCACGCAGATCGCTATACCAACCCGCTGATCCTGTACTACCACTCCTTCACCGAGGATGGCAGGCCGCAAGGCGAACCGATCACTATCGGCAAGGCTACCAGCATCGAAAAGAAATCGGACGGATGGTGGTATCGTGTTAGTTTGGACAAGACGAAAGAGTACGCCAAGCGCATATGGGACGCAGCGCAGAAGGGGTTGGCCGCTGCCTCTTCTGGCAGCATTGCCCACGTTGCTCGAGCGTTTCAGAATGGTAAGCTTGTGCCCTATGCCAAGGGCATGGGCGGGGAAATCGGCGTATGGCCGGTTGTTGAACTGTCGCTGATAGACATAGGCGAAGGGCGCGCACCGGCCAATAGTTATGCGGTAGCTATGCCAGTTGCAAAAGCACGCTATGAACAGGCGGGTGAAACCTTGCCTGATGACATAGACGCAGACTCGTCAGAGGGTGACGATATAGGAGCAGCAAGCGCAGCGGCTCAGAGATCGGAACCGGCGAAGACTGCACAGACAAATGAAGATGGCCATGTAGGAGATTCAATCATGGATGAGAAGGAAGTACAACAGGCTGTATCAGAGGCGGTGGCGGCTGCGCTGAAAGCGCGAGACGATGCAGCCCAAGCTGAGGCTGACCGGCAGGCGGAGATTGCCGCCGCCGTCAAAGCTGCTGAGGGTAAGAAGGACGAAGAGTTCGCCAAGATCAGGGCTGACGAGGCCGAAGAGCGCCGCCTTCCTGGTGGTGCTCCGACCGTCGCCAAGTTCGCTAATACTTGGAAGTATGACAACCTGGAAACCGGCGATCTGGCATTGATGCATGAGATTCTGAGTGATGCCGAGGGAAAAACCAGTCGACACGGGGCCAGCGAGAACGCAGCTAAGGCGCTCGCTGTCCGCATTGCAGAATCAGACAACGATGGGTTTGGTGAAACTCGGCAGGCGATGAAAATGGCCGGTATGCCGCTGAAGGCAAATGAGCTTAACCAGTCTACACTGGCCAGTTTTGGCGACGAATGGATCGGTGTCACCTACAGTACATCTCTGTGGGAACGCATTCGACAGGATACGCCGGTTGTAGGGCGTATTCCAACAGTAGTGGTCCCGCAAGGTAGCGAGTCTATTGTTATCCCACTGGAAAGCACTCCGCCTACGTTCTACCTGATGTCACAGGCGTCAGCACAGGCCGCTAATCCAGGAGCCATTACCCGCACGGTGACTACTAGCAAGATGGGGACAGCTAGCAAAACTCTGACTGTTGCCAAGCTAGGCGCCGCAACGTATTTCACCGGTGAACTTGAAGAAGACAGCCTCATTCCGTGGGTTCAACAGTTGCGTATGATGATGGAGCAAGAAGCCGCCGAGGTACTAGAGCATGTTGTTATCGATGGCGATACCGACACAAGCGCAACGACCAACATTAATGATATCGGTGGCACGCCTGGCGGAACAGAGGCGTTCTTGCTTTTCAACGGGTTTCGGAAGTCTTGCCTTGTGACAACCACGGCAAACAGCCGAGATGGCGGGGTTCTGGCGGTGGAGGATTATCTAGAAACGCTTAAGCTGCTTGGTCTGGCCGGGAAGAACGCACTGCCGCGAGATAGGGCACAAGTAGCATTCATTCAAGACCTTTGGACTGGGTGGAAATCTCTTGAGCTGACCGAAGTTAAGACTCAGGATGTATATGCTATGCCGACCGTAGAAAATGGCCAGTTGACCAGCATATGGGGGCGTGACGTGATCACGACTGCCAACATGCATCGAGCCAACACCGATGCCACCTACGGCTACAAGGCCAACACGGCGGGCAAGGTGGACCTCGACACTGCAGCGAATAACACAACTGGCGCTATTCTTGCCGTTCGCTTCGACCAATGGATGTTGGGGTACAAGCGACGCATCAAGATTGAAACGCAACGCGTCCCCAGCGCCGATTCGACAGAGATTGTGGCAACCATGCGCGTTGGTTTGGCTCAGCGCGACACTGAGGCAAGCGCCATCAGCTACAATCTGACGGTATAGGAGGTAATGCAATGAGTGGTTTGCTTAACCTCAAAAAGGGCGTAGCAGAGGATTCTGACATTGTGCGCACTATTGCGGTCGCTTCCGCGGATGGTGCAATCACAATCCAGAATAGCACCGTAGTCATTACCAAAGGTACAGCGGCCGCGCTGACCCTGGGCACACCGACCACGGCGCAAAATGGCATTACGATCACGATTGTCAGCAGCACCGCGGCGGCGCATACCGTCACAGCGGCGACTATCGGATTCAACGCCGGTAATACCGGAACCGATGTTGGCACGTTCGGCGGCGCTATCGGTGACGGATTTACCTGTGTGGCCTATGGTGGCGAATGGTTGGTGACTAACAACACCAACGTCACATTCGCCTAGAGGGGGATATGATGAAAGTGCGGTTTTTGCAAGACTATCAGGGGCAACATACCGGGCCGCACTTTTATCTTGCCGGGCAGGTGGCGGATGTTGATGATTCTGCCGCCGCCCGGCTGATTGCCGATAATCGTGCCGTTGCGGTGGGCGGGCCTGTAGGAAATGAGCCCGACTATGCCGCCATGACCGTGGCAGAGTTGCGGGACATTGCCGGCGAACGCGGTATTAGTACATCTGGTCTACGCAAGGCTCAAATCGTGGAGATGTTAGAGGCGTAATGTACGTAACGGTAAGTACGGTCAAACGTTACCTGGGTATCACTGCAACGACGGATGACGTGTTGATTGCGGAATTAATAGCTGCTGCTCAGGGGCTAATAGAGCAATACACTGGTAGAGTGTTTGAGGCGGGTACAGATAGCACGCGATATTTCGACGCTGTAAGAGATATCGACGGGGCAACACTGTACCTCGATTATGACCTTTGTGCAATTACGACCGTGACAAACGGCGATAGCGTGGCTGTTTCAAGCAGCGAATATACGACACGACCACGTAACGCAACTCCGTACTATGCGATACAGATTCTACCTAGTGCTGCTAAGACGTGGACCTATACGACAGATCACGAGGATGCAATTAGCATTGTGGGGCGGTGGGCGTATAGTACCGCCCCGTCGGCAGACATACGCCAAGCGTGTACTAGACTATCTGCCTACCTATACAGACAGAAGGATAACGCCAACGATCTAGACCGTGCTTTGGTGGTTGGCAATGCTACCGTGTTGCCTGGCCAAATACCGGAGGATATTCGCGTGTTGCTCAGGCCATACAGGCGGGTGGTGTAGCAATGGCCTATACCACATATGCGGCATTCGTAACAGCGGTGGCCGGGGTAAGCGTGACAGGTGTCACGACTGCATACACATCTCCACCGTCGCAACTCAACACCGCTGCATTACCGGTATCGTATCCTCGGTTGCCCGAATTAGAGCGAGAGGTAATTGCGTTTGGTTATCAAGCAGGATTGCAATCCTCAACTGTCGAAATGGTGTTTTTAATTGAGCCGATCATGCAGAATTTGAGCAGCGCGAATTTTGCATCAATGACGGCGCTGGTTGATGCAATAGATACGGCATACGCGGCCAACGCGGCGACCATAGGCATTGACCGGTGGAACATACGTCAAGAGACATCGGCATATGGGGAAACCGAATATTGGGCGCTTGTAGCGACTGTAGAGGCTAGCGGATGAAATTAATAGTAACCGACATGGGGCCGATTGACCGGCATGCCCCCGGCGATGACGTGACTGGGTTCTATGATAATGAGACAGCCGCGCGGCTGATTGGTGAGGGTTATCTGATAGATGCTGACGTCAAGGCGGAAGTGGATGATAAGCCGAAGCGCAGCCGCAAGCGGAAGGTGAGTGGCAACGATGGCGGCAATTAGCAGTCAATATGTGGACATTTGGATTGATGAGTATGAGTTGAGCGGGCAAAACAACTCTGTCGACATTTCGTTTTCTACCGCCACCATCGACACTACTGCATTCCAAGAGACTGGTAGGACGTGGATTCATGACTTGCCAGAAGCTACCCTGACCCACAATGGATATTTCAATACATCTGCAGACGCGGGCGGAACGCAAGAGGAGGAAATACGTGCAGCACTGACGGCTGACTCCACAATTGCGGTTGTCCTCGGCACCAACCAAACATTGCCCGTTGGCGTGGTTTTGCCCAGCGCCAGGGCACGAAATTTCAATATTTCGGCTAGTGTTGGAAGCACAATCGCTTGCAATGGCGAATGGGGCAATGTGGCAGCTAGATTCGGCGGCATGGCCTACGAGGGCACTATTAGCGGGACCGGTACGCAGAGCAGCATCGACCTTGGCAGCGCCGGAAGTGCTGGTGGCGTCGCTTATGTATTTGTGCGATCTATTACTGGCAGCGCCACCAACGCTACCATTAATATAGAAAGCAGTAGCGACGACATATCATTCGCAAGCGAAGGAACCGCTACATTCTCAGCGGTGGGTGTACAAACCGTTACTATGAGTGGCACCGTCAACCGATACATACAGATCAACACAACATCGATGGGTGGTGCGACCGATTTTACCGTTGGCGCAATCGTCTGCGTTAGCGGCGTGACCTACTAGGAGCATAACTAATGGCAGCAGTAAAGACAGAAACTAATGTGGCCGTCAGCTACAATAGCAACAGAATAGACGCCTACCTCAATTCAACAAGTCTAGAGGCGGTGGCCGGTATCATCGATGTAACCAATTTTGACAGCACCGGCAAGGAACACATCAACGATACCCCGGAATGGTCGTGCAGTGTTGGCGGGTTGTGGGATGCGACGCTGCATGATTATTTTCAGTCTGATGTAATCACGCCGGGAACCAAAAAAACCGTAATCATTTGGTTCACCGATGCTAGCGATAATCACCGCAGCTTTACCTGGACCAGCAATGGCGAGATCGCAGATTACACAATCAGCGCGAGCACCGGCGGATTTATCGAATGGTCTGGCACTTTGCGATTATCCGGGGCACCGTCAACCGGCACCGGCGACCCAGACGCATAGGCCATGCGTATAGAATGTGATGCTGAGGGGTTTGAGCACAATTGGCTGGACGTGGCTGATAAGTGGACGCGCCGTGAAATCATCGCGTTAGAGAATTTCAGCATAGCGGACAATGCAGAATTCTTCGCTATGCTGAAACGCAAAACGAAGGCGTGTCATATTGTGCTAGATAGTGGCGATGTAATTGATGATCCAGAATGCCTTGATTATAACAGTCTGCTTGATGCAGATGAGATTATCTGGGGCTGGTTGGGTCAATCAATGTGGATAGCTATCGGGCGGCGTAGAACCCTGGGAAACCTGAGCGCGCGGCTATTGTCCGCGCAAAACGGGCGGTCGGCGGAGATAGAAACTACAGTGACCCGGTAATTGATGGTGTTAGTGAAGCGGGGTTTCTGGCCAACTATGGGGCATACGTCGACGCTTGGATGCTGCGCCAGTTTCCCGGTCGTATGCTGGAAGAGCTGGATGATATGGACTGGTTACGCTTCCGGCGCGCTCAGGACGCCCAGCGCGTGATTGACATAGAGGATATGCGCGAGGCATACACTAACGGCAAGCTCAAGGAGATCGACAAAGACATGTTAGCTGAGTTTATTGAGCATGACAGGCTGATTGAATAATGGCGCAAAGCAAGATCGATATCCTGGTCAATGCCAAGGATAATGCTAGCCGACAGCTACGTGCCGTATCGAACGAAGTGTCGCGTTTGTCGAAGTCTGCTGGGGAGTTTGGTCGCGCATTCGGTGTTTTCGGCGGTATTGCTGCGATTGGGTCGCTAACCAGTATGGCGCTAGGTGCTGGCCATGCCGCCGCGGAATTTAATCGGCTAAAAATCTCATTTGATTCTCTCGCGTCTGCCGCAGGAGAAAACAGCGATGCTATGCTTGCGGCAATGCGGTCAGCTAGCCGTAATATGATCAGTGATACCGATTTGGTGTTATCGGCTAATAAGGCGATGATGTTGGGTGTAGCCAACACCGCAGAAGAGATGGCGAGTTTAATTGAAATTGCTATGTCGCGCGGTGCTGCCGCTGGGTTGGAATCATCGCGCGCATTTGATTTTTTGGTAACCGGGTTGGGCAGATTGTCCCCGATGATTTTAGACAATCTAGGTTATTCTATTGACCTATCAGAAGTGTTTAATGAATATGCTGAAACTCTTCATAAAACGGCGGAATCGTTAACCGCGGCAGAGCAAAGACAGGCGTTACTAAATCGCGTGATGTCTGAGGGTTCTGGACCAGTTAGTGTTCAGGAGGACGCCACACAACGACTAAAAACAGCCGCCCAAAACGCTCAGGTTGCACTTGGAAAATTGTTTGAAGAAGGCATTCAGCAGGGCGCATCAAGCGCTGCTGATTCCATTGACGTATTGACAGAGAAGATCAATGCATTTACGTCTACCGCTGCGCAACGCGAGATAGAAATGCTTTCTGTCAGTTTACGTATATTGGAGAGACAGCTTGCAGAAGCCAGGGGATTGGAAATTGAGGAAGTGGTAGATTTTTCCGAGCTGGCTGCGATTCAGCCTAGAAGCCTTAGTGATGATCTGCAATCGATCTGGGATGCTATAACCGGCAATAGCGCCGATTCTGTAGAAGAAATTGACCGGTTAGAACGCAGCATCGCCGGGATTCAAGAGCGGATAGACATGCTTAACAGGCAGTCGGTTCATTCTTTTAAAGATATGGTTGATGATGCGTCACCTGCCTCTACGGCGGTGCGCGACGTGGGCGCCGCTGGCAGTGAAGCGACTGTAGGGTTAAGCGCGGCCGAGGTGGCCGCAAATTCCCTGGCTAATGCACTGAGCCAATTAGCAGGTTCGGGCCAGGCCGCCATTGCCGGCTTGGCTTCAAGCCTTTTTGACACTACGCAATACACAGAGGCGCTCGCATTTTACGATTCAGCGAACGCAGAGCTTGAGCAAATGCGAGAATCGTGGTCACACCTGGACCCGGATCAGCAGGCGGTGTTACAAAATATTTGGCTTAACAATCTGCGTGATACCAACAAAGAGGTACAGTCAACCGCGACCTCTGTTGCGGGCGTCAATCAAGAATACAGCAGATTACAAAGCACAATATCCGGGATCATTAGCAGCGCAATCGGGCCAGTGGCGGGGGTCAATGCAGAAGATTTTCTCCCTCGTCCCGATGCGGTCAATGAAAATGCACGCCGCCTTGCCGATATCATGGTAAATGGGTTCAAGGGCCAAGATTGGATGGATGAATTTGCCCGCGAGGTACCAGACATCTACCAGGCGCTTGTTGAATCCGGCGATCCGCAAGGCGCTGCAGCTCAATTGTTGAAAGACTTTCAGGATGGGCTTGTTCCGTCTCTGATAGACAAAGATCGGGCTAAAGAGCTGGCCCGCCGCGCCATTCTGGGTGATCGAAACGCTAAACAACTGGCGGACGAAATAGCCAGCGAGCTAGCAGCGGAGATGGGCGTAAGCTTTGCTTCCGCTAGAGCTGCGGCGGGTTCTGCGCTTGGTACATCTGATACGGCGCAGCGTGCATCTGAGGCGATAACTGTTGTACCAAGGGTAGACACTCGCGAGCTGACAGAAAACTACATATCACAATTAGGTTCCTTGGATATTCCATGCATACCCGTTGAGATTTGTCCACCTGCTACCGGCGAATTTGTTTCTGCGCTAATCATGGGTGTTGTGGGGCCAAGCCAGGTTACGGCCTATGAAGAAATGGGCAGGACGATAAGCAGCAAAATTACCGCCGGTATGATGTCGACCGGCAATGTGGCCGGCGTATTGGTGGGTGATATTATCATGGGCCTGTCTGGACCAGACGCTATTTTAGCTTTTTCTGGCGCAAGCGAGGCGATTAGCAACGGGCTAAACATGGGGCTAATGAATAGCGATATGTCTAGCGTTGGCGCCGTCGTTGCCGATGCAGTCGGCGGTGGTTTTGGTGCGGCGTTTGATGATCAATCCTTGGCTCAGTATATGGCCACATCTCTATCTATGCAGATAGAAGAGAATGCGTCTATGTTTGAAGCGAGTGGACGAAGGGCGGCTCAAATTTGGGGGCCAGCGTTTCTAGCACAACTGGAGCAAGATTTACCGCTTGGTCTAATTAATGCCTTGGCTGCAGAGGTAACACCTTTGGTCGAATTTTCTCTGCAATGGCGGGAGACGTTGAGTAACGCGAGCAGCGAATAATGGCAACAGAAGTCTATACGCCGGCCTATGAAACTAGCGCCGTGGGCAAAACAAACTTGCCGCAAGTTAGTAGTTATAGTGAAACAATTTTCTTTGCTGGTAATGCTCACACGATGGCAGACGCCAACATAAAGTTTCAGTATGTGGACGTTACTCGGCGCCGTAGGTTCACGCTGGGTTGGTCGTATATTTCGGCCAGTGAATACGCGACGATAGAAACGGCTATTAATGCGATTCCTGGTGACGACGACGGGGTATTCACGTTTTACCCGCCGGATAGCGCGTCTGGTATCAGCGTCACATTCGATCCGTCTGCAATGGAATGGACGTGGAACGCTATCACTGTACCAAACGGTACGGCGGGCGAAAAGAAGTTTTTGTGGTCTGGCACGTGGGTATTGCTTGAGGCGTAATGGCTCAACAGGTTATAAAGTACAAGCTTGAAATCAAATGGGACTGGTCGTTATGGACTGATGAAAGTATTCGGTTAATTAGCGCCAACGGGTCTATTACTCAAAACGCACCCGGCACTATTAGCAGCGGGCGCGGCGCTACGTCATATATGGACTTGGTACTAGATAACCGGGATAACAGATATAGCCCGCTAAATGATAGCGGGGCGCTATACAGCTACTTGCAAGACGGCAAAGCGTACCATGCACCGTGCAGATTATCAATCAGGACAGACGGCGGTACACCGACAGGAACCCATGCCCAATTTGTCGGGGTGATCAAGATGCCTGTGGATACTGGCAAAACCGGCAGAGTTGGAAGCACGGTGACATTGCGTTGCGCTGGCCGTGAGGAGGTTTTGCTACAGTCTCGCATCAGTACAACGCAAGTTCAATTTATCGCCGCCCACGATGGCGGGTTTGATGAGTCAGACATTATTGAACAGTATCTTGATTCTGTCGGATCAATAGCGGACGGGACAGATTATGTTAGTCAAACCGAAGGTGGCACGACCACGTTAGACCGTGGAATGTTTGTGATCCCATGGGCCTGGTTAGATGATGAATCACCCATCGAGGATATTTGGCAGCTTGCAGCAGCATGCAACGGTCGGTTTTTCTGCAATCCCGCCGATGGCTTGTTTTACTACCACAATGCAACGCACTATATAACCGCAAGTAGGAGCAATACCAGTAACGAAACCTTCACCGAGCGCGACGTGATATCTATGTCATATTCATATGAGGATAGTGACACGTTTGACCAGGTGACAGTCGAATACAGCGGGCGCGACATTGCGGCGGTTGATGTAATATGGCAACCAAACGACACTATATCTGTTCCGGCAGACAGTACAATTACATACACGGCCACCCTGCAACAGCCGTGTTACGACGTGACTGCCTACTCATACACGGCCACAACTGGCGGCGGCGTTGACATTACGTCCGATGTTACAGTAACAGCGTCCGAGTATGCTCAACGTATTATAATGACCATCACCAACGCTAATACAACGTACTCGGCATTAATGCGGCAGTTTAGCATTAGCGGCCGCCCCGTCACTGGTCAACCTACTGCAGAAGAGACTAGAACAAGTACAGACGATGGTGATAATAGTGCGTGGTGGACAAACAAGGGCAGTCGAACCAGAAGCATCCGATCTAATCCGTATATGCAGACTCGTGCGCAAGCGTGCATGTTGGCCGACATGTTGCTTGGCAGACAGGAATATGCGGGCCTCAAATATCGAATTGTCACTTTGGGAAGGTACGACCGCTACTTAGGGGACCGTGTAACAATCTATTACACTGGCACAATCCAGGGATCGCCAAGAACCGCAATCATTACCGGTATTCAGTTTCGGTTAAGTAGTGCGGGATATATACACACAATTGAGGCCGTGGATACTGAGCACCTGTATCCGCTAATCGATGATGCTACATACGGATACTTTATAATCGGAACGTCCTATCTCGGCAACGGTGGGACCAACAGGGCAAAACTGTTTTACTAATGACTACCGGATGGACACCTCCGCCGACATTTGCAACAGGGGAAGTGCTTAGCGCAGCAATGCTTAATGCTATTGGCGCTAATCAGGAATTATTGTACGGTCTGGCAACACGGCCAATGGCCCCGCACGCGTCTTTGCTGACCATCAACCAAAGTTTGGCATCTACTGCCCCTATTTGGTTTCTGCGGCACAAAGAGCAATATTTGCATTGGGAGGTTGTATGGAGCGGGACACCATCGGAGTACAGAGTATACGTGAAGAACGCTGCCGGTACGACTACCAAGATATACGATCCGGCGGGCATACCATCCGGCGGCGAAAAACAATTTTATGATTTAACTTCGTTAGGCGCTAATGAGCCGGGCGATAATGAGTGGTACGAAGTGACATTTGAAATTACCTCCGCCGGCACATTACAGGTAGTGTATGTACAGGAAAGCGATAGTAGCGATACTACGCTTGATCCGACATCTGGCGGCACATGGGCAACGCTACCCACGTTCGTTGACGGCCAAACCGTTACGGCGGCCAACCTGAATAATATAGCGTCTAACGTACAATATTTACACGATATATTGAGCATGCCCAATGCACCATTTTCCTGCATACGTACTGAGAATGGAAGTTTAGACAATTCCCCGGCCAATGCAGTTTGGTATTTTACGTATAATCAACGTTATATGCACTATGCGTTTAATGTGACGGGTGGATCGATTAGCACATGCAAAATATATGTTGATTCTGTTGAGGCTGTGGATATAAGTGGTCCAGATGTGAATAACCCCAATACAGGGGTTATTGATCTGTCTGGTTACGTTAGTACAAAAGGCGAAGAGTATCCGATTCATTTTGAGATCATTGATAGTAGCACATTGCACATTCTGTATTTAATGCAAGCAGAATTATCTAGTTGGGACCCATTGCCGTGACGACATACGCTCAGCCGCCAACATATACGCACGGTAGCTTTCCGACCGATACCGATACCGCTACCGCGACAACTCAGCCTCTACAGGTGCTATCTGACAATTGCAACGCGATTGCCGAATTGATTACGGACGGTACAACCCCAGCGGCTAATGAACTGTTGCCAAAAAGAAATCCGGCTATCTACTGGAACCGAGAAAAAGACGACTACATTAGCGGTCAAAATGATAAAAACAGCGACTTCTGTTTTACACACACGCATCGGTATTTACATTACAAGAGTAGTGGAACTATAGAGGATATAGCCGGGCTAGAATCTGCCGTGTCGTTGCCGAATGAGAGCACATATAACGTATACGATTTGGACACCGTATCATGGTTGGTATATGGCATGGCCTATTTGGTGCGCGGCGTTGACTTTTGTGCAGAGGACGTTGATCCATAATGCCAAAAACTAGATCTGCTTGGGTAATTAATCAGCCGTTTAGCGCCACTAGCAATGCTAGTCCGGTTGGCGCGTCAGTAACCACTGGCGGCGGGTCTGGAACCGATCACGGTACACTGTCCGGCCTGGGCGACGATGATCATACGCAATACCACAACAACACGCGCGGGGATGCCAGGTACTATACCCAGAGCGCCGTTGATGCGCTTTTGCATGATCGCCAACATGACATTGTTGCCGCCGCTGATCACACAGTCACGGGCACCCAGTATCAATTAGTCGGTGTGTCCGCTACAGATACGGTCGGCTTGCTAAATTCCAGTACTGATACTAGTGCCAGCACGGGTACCCAGGGCATCTATTTCCTGCGCACGGACATTAATGGTGATGTCACGGTCAACCAGCTAAACGCAGACGCTTTGGACGTTGGTGGAGCTGTCACGGTAGACAGCTTAGCTGTAACGACATCGGCAACAATCGGGACCACACTTGGCGTTACTGGTGCGGTGGATTTCGACAGTACTTTGGACGTTGCCGGTATCGCGGCGCTTGCCAGCGACTTGACCGTAGGCGGCGATACTACGCTGACCGGCGATCTGGGAAGCGCAAATTGGGTTAGCGGAACAAGTGGTTGGGGCATTGATTCGTCTACCGGTATGATGGATTTGCAAACTGTACAAGCCAAGAACGCAGAGTTTGAGGCAATCATTGCAGAGGCTTTGCGGGCTCAAGCCGGCGGCGTGCTTATCACACCGTCCTTCGCAGAGATAACGCGTGACTTTACTGTTCCGCTGCCGGGCGAAAGTGGCACGCTATACACGTCTGATTTGGCCGGGCTGGACGGGTGGGCATCGTTGGCACCAGGGGCAGATATCCAGATTACAACGTATGAAGGCTTATATACTGGTGCGCCACACTATGTGGCATCGTCCCATGCAAGCGACACTGGGAGCGGTGCCACTACTCCTACCTATGTAGATGAAGATTTTGAAACCCCGGTTGCGGTAGACGACACGGATGTAGACGGGTGGAATGATACCGCGGCCAATAATAGCATGACTACCGATGCTACTAAGTTTGTTGTGGTTTCAGATTCGGGACAACGGTACAAAACCACTAGCAGCAGCAGTAATTTTCATACGCATTTTGATGGCACCAACTATGCGACGCTAACCAACTACACATACACTGGCAAAATAAAGTTTGGCAACGCAGATGTTGGCGGGGGCATAACGTTTTTCAGCGACTATCCAAACAGCGACAGTTACTATCGAATTCGTCGTTACAATTCCAACAAGACCTTTCACGTTGCCAATCACGGGTGGACAGACGTGGCCGATATGACCGGTACGACAACCTGTTCTTTTGATCCTGCTGATGCAACGAACGTTAACAACTGGATCAACTTTAAGGTCCAGGTTTCCAATGCCGCCGGATCAACGACAATCAAAGCGCGCTTTTGGAAAGACGGCGATTCAGAACCCGGCTCTTGGCATATTGATTGTTCCGATTCTGACATGACTCGTGCAACGGAGGGGACAGTTGGCATATGGGCGCACAATGCCGGAAACGGACTGAGCGTTGATGACTTGTTAGTGCAAGGCACTGGCACCGCAATTGATACAGATGTTGTGTGCAATACGCCAACGGGAATACGCGACGGTGATTTCTTGGTTGCCACGTGTGCATATACATATAGCACTGCGCACCCGTCTGCGCCAACGGGATGGACAGCCGCCGGTTCTCCATTGCACTATGCCACTGTCGGTGGTTATGGTGTAAGCATGTTTTACCGCACATGGTCATCGGGTGATGCAACAACCATGACTGTGGAGCATGATAACAGTAGCGAGGTTATTGTATCGATTGCGGCGTATCGTGGCGGTAGTGGTGGTACTCCGAGCTTTTCGCTATCTACTGATTCTGCGTCTACCGATGTGGATGCGAATAGCGTTAACACATCACAATACGCATTGCATACGGTTGCACACGTTCAGGTTGGCGCTACCACTGGGACCGTATCTGATGATTCTGACTCGTATTCTTCGCTGACAACCGTTACAAGCGATGATTTTAAGATCACATACCATAGCGATACGATGGGAGATATTTCGACCACAGGAACAGTCGAATTTACATCTACAGTTAGTGGTAATTTTATCGTGTTGTCAATGTCTGTACCGCCGAGTACAGCTAACGAGTCGTTTTCGTGGGGTAGCGCTTGGGGCTCGATTGCGTCTGTGTCTCCCGGCGATCTGGAAGACGGAGAAATAGCCTACACATTCACAACGCATACGGGATCATGGGGTGGTGGCAAGACGGCCAGGGCGGGAAGTTTGGCGCTAGACTACGGCACCAGCGGGGACGGCTACATTAAGCTGACCACGTTAGATGACGCAGGCTCGCCATATATGGACATTGCCACGCGTGCCACTTGGGATAGCGATACACAGTCTCTTAATCCCACCGTGCATACACGTATTGGCAATTTGGGTGGCCTCGGTGTTGGTTTCTCAGCCGACGAGTGGGGTACATATATTGCAGGTCAGGTAACATACGCCGGTTATGGAACATTTGACACACGAATTGTAATGTCTACCGACCAAAGCTATTTCAAGAATGCAAGACTTGAATGGATTGACGAATTAAACGAGACGGCTATGTATATCGATCCAAGCCAAGGTATTATCTTTTATGAGGGTGATTCTATCACCCGGCGAATTGACTTTTCCGGTACGGGCAACAGTTATGGCCGCCTCTATTTCACAGATTATTTGTTGTTGATGCGGGCATATGATGACTCTTCGGGCACATCTCCATCCGTTTCCCTTGGAGCACAGTATTCTACAACGCATGAAGCGACTATAGTGCTTACCGCCACGTCATCTAATGATTACATTATAATGACGGCAGGAACTATCACGCTTAAAGGTGAGTTGAATCTTGGGGATGCGGCAGGCGACACGCATATGGTTACGGGACATCTACGATGCAACGATGGGGTAACTGGAGACGATGTTCGTGTGTATAATCATGGAACTTTCGCCGCCGGCACTTTGTTCTTTTCACCTTCTGGCACTGATAACGAAGGTGTCACGTTTGACGAATCAGCCAATCGTTTCTATTTCTTTGCGGATAGTACTAGCAGTCCGCCAGCGTATACTAGCGGAGATGTAGCCAAATCGTCGGTAGGGATGGGAATTATGGAGCTTTACCCTCAAGGGTCTGCACCGGCCTATAGTTCATATTTTGCGCGTATTTGGGTAGACAGCTCAGATGGCGATTTGAAGGTTACATTCTCAAATAACACGACCAAAGTAATCGCATACAACTAACACGACCAAAACAATCGCAACCAACATATGATGAATTACAACGAAATTGAACAATCATTACAGGCCGGGTTAGATAAACTGACAAACGATGAGCACCGGCTTGCTACTCAACTAGAAGAGCATCGGCGCTTGATACAGCGCCAGCTTGGAGCGTTACAACTGTTGGCAGAATTGCGCAAGATGGGAGACGAGACGGATGCGGCTATACCAAGGAGCTCCACGCCCGCTACCGATAGCAATAGTCGAAACGGGAACACAGAAGGGCGCATCACAGCGAGTGCTAACGGTGAAACTATCGAAGGGTTGGGGCAGACCATTTGAGGCGGGTTCTGGGTCAATCGTTGAACGCGGGCTGGGGTTTTATGACTATATGCCCCTGGCTGATGAGCTGTCACAACCGGGAAACCTGATTGTCGTGGCGGAGGTATCCGGTGATGATGCTGGCGATTGCTCGGTTTGGCGTGACATACACGAGGTTGTTGCTGTGCATTCCGACAGCGGGCCAGGGCCGGAACCAAAACCGGAACCGGAACCTGAGCCAGAAAACATTTTGAGCGGGCGTGAATGGTGGGTATCTCCAAAGTCTGCTTT